CTTCAAAAATTCTCCGGAGGATTATATTTTGGGAACTTTTTTAACCCAGACTTCCCTTGGAGATGCTCTTGAAGAGGGTACTATGACTTTGTTTTCTGATTAGCTATCCTGGGACTGCAGTAATGTCTCCCGCAATCCCTCGTTACGGCAGATCTCGGCCTAGCTATGGTCGTAAAAGTATCTCCTTTCTCGAACAAAGTTATAGTATTCTCTTCAAAAGCATCTATAAACCAATACCAAACTATCCAAAACAGGAGGCAAACTTGTATGAAACAAACCCCGTCTTCTGCAGGTCGTAGAAGAGATCGAGTTGCAACAACTCCTGAGGCGAGAGAGCAGCAGTTAATCGCCAAAGCGGAGCGACTTGCAGAGAAAAAACTCGAAGACGGAACTGCCTCTCCTCAGATTATTGTACATTATCTACGACTTGCAACTGAAAAAGAGCGACTTGATCGTGAAGCACTAAAAGCAGACGTTGCTTTGAAGGAAGCTAAGATCGAAGCATTGCAGTCTGCAGCTAAGATTGAGTCTCTATACGAAGATGCAATGAAAATGTTCAAGAAATACCACGGCGAAGAGGATGAGGCTGATGGTTAGAACTTATAGTGAACTAATCAAAATTCCAACATTTCTTGAGAGGTTCAAATACTTGAAACTTAACGGAAGCGTTGGCGTTGATACGTTTGGATTTGACCGATATTTGAACCAGACTTTCTATAGATCATATGAGTGGAAGCGTCTACGAAACGACGTTATTGTTCGTGACATGGGATGCGACCTTGGACTTGAAGGCTATGATATTTTTGACAAGATTCTAGTCCACCATATGAATCCAATAGGACCTGATGACATTATACATAGATCCGATTACTTACTCGATCCTGAATTCCTAATCTGTACATCGAAGTTAACTCACGATGCAATTCATTATGGCGATGAGCAGATACTCTATCAGGATCCAGTAATCCGAACTCCTGGCGACACTTGTCCTTGGAGATAACTACGCTGGGCCCAACCCAAGTACTCTGAAGTTATTGACACTGATCAAGGATCATTACGGATTTGTTACACCTCAGTACTTGGGCAAATAAAAAGAATAACATGGAGGCGTTATCATGCTTGAAATTAAGGATGGCGTAATTACTGTCACTCAAGGGGACACAATTGAAACGTCTCTTGAAATGTTCATTGACGAGGAGATGGAAACGCCATATGTCCCATCTTCTCTTGATCAGATATGGTTTGCTGTGAAGGACAAAGATAGACCGAATGTTGAGCCGATCTTCAATGTCCAGATTCCTGTCGACACTATGATCCTTCGAGTCGAACATGAGGACACTGAGAAGCTGCCGTATAAGGATAAACCCTACTTCTACGACGTTGAGCTGATCACTCCTGATGGAACTCATAAGACCTTCATTTCTAATCTTCTTTACTCTACGAGGGAGGTACATAAATGAGCGTTGAACCTATTAAAGGCGTACTTTCCGCTTATACGAATCCTCTCTACGGAACCTTAGCATCTGAATTACTTAGAGGCTATTCTGCTTACAATATAGCAGTAATGGAGGGCTATGAAGGCACAATCGATGAATGGCTTGAATCTTTGATCGGTCCTAAAGGAGACAAAGGCGATCAGGGTGATCCTGGACCTCAAGGTGAAAAAGGTGACACTGGACTTCCTGGATCTGATGGCGAAACTGGACCAAAAGGCGACAAGGGCGATAAAGGAGACACTGGCAACGGCATTTACGCAGTTGTCTTAAGAGCCGATTATACGCTTTCTATTTACTTTACAGATGGCTCAGTTTACAATACTCCATCCATTAGAGGACGAGAAGGCGCTGTAGGTCCAGCTGGTCCTGTTGGTCCTCAGGGAGAGACTGGCGCAAAAGGTGATAAGGGCGACACTGGAGATGCCGGCACCGGAATTTCATCAATCGTTCAAAATGCCGACCATTCTTTAACAATCGATCTTGACGACGGCACTAGCTACACAACTGATCCTGTTGAAGCATTAAAAGGCGACAAAGGAGACACTGGCAATGGTATCTCCTCCATAGTCATGAAGTCTGATTACACTCTTCAGATCAACATGACGAATGGATCATCTTACACTACACCTTCAATCCGTGGCGTTTCTGGTGAAAAAGGCGACAAGGGTGATAAAGGAGACACCGGAGCAACAGGACCGCAGGGTCCAAAAGGTGATCCTGGTGCTTTAAACTTCCACATATGCTCTCAGACCGAGTATGACGCTACTACAAGAGTTCCAACAGTCCAGAACCCAGAAGACGATACATTTTACCTTGTTCCATCAGCATCCGTCACCTCTCCAGACCTTTTTGTTGAATGGATTTACGTGAATAATGCTTGGGAGATGTTTGGATCTGCTACAGTGGACATCTCCGGAAAAGCCGACAAAGTGTCTAATGCTACGTCAGGTAACTTCGCTTCCCTTGATACAAATGGGAACCTCGCTGATTCCGGTCATAGCTTCACTGAAATCAATCAGGAGCTGACTAGCGTAAAGAGCGATTTAACTCAAACAAGCGGATGGAACGGCATAAGCAGTGATTTTGCCAAAGGTAATTATACATCATCGGGGCCAAACGCTGACCCGACAAGAGCATACATGGTAATCCAGAATGTATGCAAAGGTTCAAAAATATTATTTGACCCCACCAAAGTGTATGCTAATTATTACTATATTACTTCTTCTACGGACTATACAAGTTTGTATACTCCAGGATTTTGGGATATATCTGGAGAGATAACACTTGAATATAATGATAGTGGTGTTGTTTTTATAGTTGTCAGAGATGCAACTAACTCGTCAGCAAGAATATCTGACAACCTTCAACTTGTTAATGCCTCTGTTCAAATATATAACGCAAAAAAAGATAACCTGTTAGAAGAGTCACTACATGAGACTTTATGTAACGCACAGGGCAAGACAGTCATTTCAGGGAGTTTCGCAAAAGGGACATATACAAACAGCGGGCCGAATACTGATTACACCAGGATTTATATGATTGTGGATAATTTGAACAGTGGTTCATATGTTGAATTTGATACAACCAGAATAGCATTAAATTATTATTACATTAAATCAAAAACAGATTTCACCAACTTGTATTCGCCTAATGTGTGGGATGTTTCTGGAAAAATTGTGTTTGACCAGACTGACAAGGGGAACACGATTTTTATTGTGGCAAAAGATGTTAATGACGATTCGTCAAGAATAGGTGACCACCCAGAATTACTAAACAACGCTATTACAATCTTCGCACAGGAAGTTGTTAAAAGAAAAATTAACTGGGTGGCATACGGAGACAGCATTACCAATGGTTCGTACTCCATAAGTGGGGGTGGTACGCAAAATGATATGTATCACGGGTATGCATACAGAGTTGCGAAAATTCTTAATTCTGACATGATTGATAATTTCTATAATTGCGGTGTGCGTGGTATCGGGTGGATTAACACTGGTAACAATGGCGAAACATTCGATGATATGTTAGCGTTGTTCACGGGGGACAAAAGCACAATTCAACTTGTGACTGTAATGCTTGGTATCAATGACTATTTATCCAACGAGACTATCGGAGATGAAAATGCCACTGAAAAAGACGGAACTATCAGCGGTAATATTCGCTATGGTATAAGATGGATTGGGGAAAACTATCCAAATGCAAGGATTGTAATCATTAGCCCGATGAATAGCACAATGCACGGCAATGCAGGAACAGCGTGGTCAAGAAAAACATGGCTGCAAAATGCTCATACGCTTGATGACGTAGCGTCAATCATTCAATATTGGTGTAACTTCTATGGAGTTAGGTACGTTGATGAATTAACGGAAGGTTATATCAACACATACAATATCAGTAATTATCTGCTTGACTATATACATCCTTCGGATGATGGACAGTGGATGCTTGCCCAAGATGTTGCATCAAAGATATTCTAAAGGGGTCTTTAAGTGACTCATACGCAGTGGCGAGAATAGGTAGACGCTATGAAGTATACAGGTAGGCAGGAACTTCGGTTCAAATCCGGCTTGGCGTACATGCATTTACATGTGGTGGACGAAGTAGTCCTGGACGCAGAGGTTTATATCTAGGTGACATTCCTGCTATATAAGGTGCAAATCCTTATCTGCATATGAGTCATTAACAATCTAGCACTTTCTCCTTTCACAAATTAACTTAATGATTCCTCAACACCTGTTGAGTTTCATAATTTTTCTCCTTTATTTAAGGCGACATTAGGGTTTGGCCCATGCTATATGAGTCAGGCCCTTTTGTTCGCTCCAAATGTGTATTTAACAGCGGCCTTGCTATTTGGTTATCCGCCTCCTTTCTTGATAGCTAAAATGGGTATTGGTTAATTGCTTTGCTGCTGCACGGGTTTCTTGTCAATTGTCATAGTCCAAGTAGCAAGGAAGCTGTTAAGTACACATTTATACAAACATCATACAGCAAAAGAGGTGATCTTATGGACAGCATTCTAACATCCGTAAAAAAGAAGCTCGGGATCGAAGAAGAGTATGAGCACTTTGATGACGGCGACATTATCGACCACATTAACAGCGCCTTCTTTACTCTGAATCAGTTAGGAGTTGGTCCAGATAAGCCTTTTGTTATCGATGATGACTCTTATGTCTGGACTGACTTTGTTCCTGAAGGCGAAGCAGAAGCTGTGAAGTCTTATGTGGCTTTGTATGTGAAGCTTCTATTCGATCCTCCGTCGAGTTCCCATCTGGTTGAGAACATTAACCAGAAAATTAGGGAGCTTGAGTTTAGACTACTTGTTGATGCAGAGAAAGACAAACTCTACCCAGCTGACATGGGCGGAGTCTATATGTGATTAGTTGAGGTACTTCAAAATGCGAGTAATTGATGAACGTGGGCTTGTGTATGATTCACGATACATTTGCCATACTGCATTGTCGAATCAAAAGTATGCTATTCCTAACCTAAAGAAGTATCCATTGCCAGACAGAGCTCATGTTAAGTCAGCTATAAAGTTTTTTAATTATGTATCGCCTAGATATGAGAAGACTTTGGCTTATGCAATCCTTAAACGAATGGATGAATACGGCATGAGTTTTGATGATATGACAATTGGCGATGAGAATAGATTTAAGAAATACATTCCAAAGAGAGAATATCTTGCTCATCATGGCGTAAAAGGAATGCACTGGGGCATCAGACGTTATCAGCCTTATCCTGGAGATTATCGCGGCGATGGCAAATATACAGGAAAAAAGAGCAGTTCGAAAAATAAATCGAATAATGGTAATGCTAAAAAGAATACTAAAGAGCATTTGTTAAGGAATGCTAAAGGTAATGAAAAAGAAGTTCTTGAACGCAAGAATGAATTTACAAATAATGAGCTTCAAGAGTTTCTTAATCGCATCAATTTAGAAACTAAACTTTCTGGAGCTGCTAGTGAAACTGGAAAAGTTAATAGAGGCAAAAAAGTAGCTTCGAAAGTACTTACTACGATTGGTGATAAGATAGTACTGCCAATAAGTATAGGCGCGTTAACTATTATGCTCAGCAATTATCTAGGGACAAAATATGACGAAAAGACTATTAGAGAGCTATTCAAGGGAGTCAATCTCTGGAAAAAATGAGTCTTAGTAACACCGCAACCCCGAAATATTACGGCCAGTTCCGGGACGCAGTAATACGCGGCGAAATACCGGTATGTGAGACTATCGAGATGGAGATGAATAGGATTGATGCTCTTATTCGATCTCCTATTTACTATTATGATGACAACGCTGTCGAAGGATACATTTCATACTGTGAGAACGAATTAACACTTACAGATGGATCTGACATGTTCCTACTCGACAGCTTCAAACTTTGGGCAGAAGAGATATTTGGCTGGTACTACTTTGTTGAGAAGTCTGTATACGTGCCAGGTAAGAATGGAGAGCCAGGGAGATACGTTCGAAAGACTGTTAAGAAGAGACTAACTTTGAAACAGATTCTAATCGTAGGACGAGGAGCCTCCAAGTCAACTTACTGTTCAACGATTCATAGTCACTATTTAAATGTTGACACGTCTACCACACATCAGATAGCTACTGCCCCAACTATGAAGCAGGCAGAAGAAGTATTATCCCCAATTCGTACAAGCATCATTAGATCACGTGGACCATATTTCAAATTCTTAACAGCTGGCTCTATTCACAATACGACTGGATCAGCTGCTAATAGGGTTCACTTGGCTTCAACTAAGAAAGGCATCGAGAATTTCTTTACTGGATCACTGCTTGAAATTAGGCCTATGAGTATAGACAAGCTTCAGGGTCTAAAAGTGAAAGTCGCATCAGTTGACGAATGGCTTTCCGGTGATATTCGCGAAGATGTTATCGGTGCTATTGAGCAGGGTGCATCTAAGAATCCTGATTATCTCATCTTAGCTACAAGTTCAGAGGGTACTGTACGAAATGGACCTGGCGATACTGTAAAGATGGAGATCATGGACATTCTTAAAGGAAAGTACATGAATCCACATGTATCAATTTGGTACTACAAGCTTGACGATGTAAAGGAAGTTGCTAATCCAGACATGTGGGTTAAAGCAAATCCTAATATTGGTAAGACAGTTTCTTATGAAGCTTATCAAATGGATGTTGATAAGGCTGAACACAATCCATCAGCAAGAAATGACATTCTGGCTAAGAGATTCGGTATTCCGTCAGAAGGCTATACGTACTTCTTCACTTATGAAGAGACACTTTGCCATCCGAAGAAAGAGTATTGGCAGATGCCATGCAGCATGGGCGCCGACCTTTCTCGTGGCGATGACTTCTGTGCTTTCACATTTCTATTCCCACTTCCTTACGAGAAGTTTGGAGTTAAAGTTCGTTCTTACATTACTTCTAATACTCTACATAAACTCCCAGGTGCAATGCGATTTAAATACGATGAATTCATTGAAGAGGGCAGCCTTATAGTTCTTGAAGGCACTGTTCTGGACATGAATGAAGTCTATGAAGATCTTGAGAAGCATTATCTCGCGTTTGATTACGACATCAGATCATTTGGATTCGACCCGTATAATGCTCGCGAGTTCGTACAGAGATGGGAAGCTGAGAATGGACCCTTTGGAATTGAGAAAGTAATTCAGGGTGCCAAGACCGAATCTGTACCTCTTGGCGAATTAAAGAAACTTGCTGAAGACAGATGCCTTCTGTTTGATGAGAAGCTTATGGAGTTCTGTATGGGCAACTGTATCACTCTTGAAGATACAAATGGCAATAGGAAGCTCCTTAAGCGTCGCCATGACCAGAAGATTGATAATGTGTCAGCTCTTATGGATGCATTCATAGCCTATAAGCTTAATAAAGATTTGTTTGATTGAGGATATTCAAAATGAGAGTAATTGATAGAAATGGATTAGTGTACGATACTTTTCCAAATGAATTGTACCATCATGGGATTCTCGGAATGAAGTGGGGCGTACGTCATGATCATTACCCGCTGAATGTTTCTGAGCATACTGCTGCTGAAAAGAAAGCTGGATACAAAAAGTCTATAGGCGGAAGAAATGAAAACCTTTATGGCCGTAAAGCTAAGAAAGCTAACAAAATTTCCGACAAATACGATAAGAAGATAGCAAGAGTGCAGAAAGATATCGATTCATTTGAAGCAGCAAAAGACGGTATTAAAGATAGAAAAGGAAGAGAAATACTGTCTAAAGAGGATGTTTCAAAGTGGGTTTCTGATCTCAAAGAAGTGCAGAACGATCTGAGAACGGAAAAAACTGCTAAATTAGCAGGCATTGAAGCAGCTGCTGAAAGAAAGTATGAAAAAGTTTCCAATAAATTCGATAAGCGGCTAGAAAAGTCAAGAGCTTATGATGAAAAAGTACTTGCTGCAAGAGAAAAGAATCAACAAAAGATTTCCGACAAATATGACAAGAAGATAGCAAGAGTACAGAAAGACATTGATTCGTTTAAAGCTGCCAAAGACGGAATTAAGGATAGAAAAGGCAGAGAAGTTCTGACAAAAGATGATGTTTCAAAGTGGGTTTCTGATCTCAAAGAAGTGCAGAACGATTTGAGAACGAAGAAATCCGCAAAATTAGGAGATTTTAAAGAGGGGACAGATGCGATCAAAGCTGGCAATAAAAAATACAATCAGATATTAGAATCATATAAAGGCGCAAAACTTTCTGCTTTGCAAGATAGGGCATATAAGAAAAATCCGAATTATAAAAAAGCCGTGCGAGATTATGTGTTCCAGTCTCTCAGAGATGCTAACAATTATGGCGTTTCTGGGATGACTAAGTTACAGTATTCAAGTAAAGCTGCTCGATCGACTATCAGCAAAATTAAAGCACTTAAAGAATCTGGGAAATCGGCAAGTCAAATTGCTCAGATGACAGGATACAGTAAAGCTACTATAGAAAAATACATCTAATAGAAAACCTTTAGTGCTTTTAGGAGAACTTCAAAATGCCATATAATTTAACAGATAGATTAAAGAATGCCTGGAATGCATTCACCTCCAGGGATCCCACCACGAGATATCCTGGAGAGTTTTATGGATCTGCTTACAGGCCTGACAGAAAACGAAGCTTCGTGACAAATGACGGTAACATCATCACAATGATTGAAAACCGTATTGCTGTTGACGTAGCTCAGGTTGACATCAGGCATGTTAAGAAAGATAAAGATGGAAACTATAAAGAAGACATGGATACAAAAGGGAATCTTAATTTCCTATTTCAAGTCAGTGCCAACCTAGATCAAACAGGAAGGGCTTTCTTTCAGGATGCTGCTATGAGCCTTCTAGATGAAGGATGCATAGCACTTGTTCCAATTGATACGGACATTAATCCTGAAGATGGCTCTTTTTCTATTGAATCAATCAGAGTTGGTCAGATTCTTGAATGGTTTCCAGCTCATATAAGAACACTTGTTTACAACGAGAAAACTGGCAGAAGAGAAGAGCTAATTGTTCCTAAAGCTACTACTGCAATCATAGAGAATCCGTTTTATTCAATAATGAATTCTCCTAACTCTACTTTGCAGAGACTTATCAGGACTCTTAGGACTCTTGACGTTGTTAACGAGGCTAATGCTTCAGGAAAGATGGATTTGATTATTCAGCTTCCCTATTCACTCAAGTCACCTCTTAAGCAACAGCAAGCAGAAGCTCGTCGTAAACAGGTTGAGATGCAGTTGGTTGGATCTAAGTATGGGATTGCGTACATCGATGCAGCTGAACACATTACACAGCTTAATAGACCGCTTGAGAACAACTTATGGAAAGAAGCACAAGACCTAACGGCAATGCTATATAACCAGCTTGGACTTACTCAGTCTATCTTTGACGGTACTGCGTCAGACTCACAGATGACCAATTACTATAACCGTACTATTGAGCCTATTCTTGCTGCTATTACAGAAGAGATGGAAAGGAAGTTCTTAACCAGAACAGCACTTTCTCAGCATCAGGCTATTATGTACATTAGAGATCCGTTTAAGTTAACGACTGTTACTGACATTGCCAGCATTGCTCAGACATTTACTCAGAACGAAATTATGTCTTCGAATGAGATCAGAGCAAAGATTGGCCTTAAACCTGTTAATACTGCAAGAGCTAACGAGCTGATTAATAAGAACATCAATAAAGTTGGTGAAACTACTGTTCAAACTGGACAGAGTAATGAATCAATTGAAGACGCTCCCACAGATACTGAAGCTCCTGAAGTAAACAATACAGAATGAAAGGAATAATTCAAAATGAGTGAACATTACGATTTTTGTGGCTATGCTACAAAGAACGACCTTTTATGCTCAGACGGAAGAACTATTCGTCGTGATGCATTTAAGGCCTGTGATGGTGTAACTGTTCCTCTTGTTTGGAACCATCGTCATGATGACCCTGAAATGGTGCTTGGACATGCACTTCTTCAGAATCGTCCTGATGGCGTTTATATGTACGGCAAATTCAATGATACCGAAAAAGGACAGGCTTGTAAAAAGATCCTTGAGAATAAAGATCTCAGGGGTCTTTCTATTTGGGCAAATAACCTGAAACAGAAAGCAGGAGATGTCCTTCACGGAGTTATTAGAGAAGTTAGTCTTGTCCTTTCAGGAGCTAATCCTGGAGCACTTATTGACTTCTCTCTTTCACATGCCGATGAAGCTGATGACGAAGTATATGTATACCTTGTAGGTGAAGAGTATACAGAGCTTCAGCACGGTGACATTGAATTTAAAGAACTTGCGCCGGAACCTGAAACCAAAGTAGAGGAACCTGTCGTGGATGAGAAGGCTGCTGAAGAAACTCTTGTCCATGCTGAAGAAGAGAAGGAGAAAGACATGGCAGAAGAGAAGAAAGAGCCGAAGGAAGAAGTAAAAGAAGAGAAAGAAGAGAAAGGTATTGAAGAAATTTTCAATACTCTTACTGAAGAACAGAAAGAAGCTGTTTATGTGATGCTCGCGGCTGCTGCAGGTATGGACGCCGATGAGGACGAAGATGAAGACGAGGAGGACGAAGAAGTGAAACATAACGCATTCGAAGTAGAAAACAACCAGGGATACCTGAGCCATGCTGACATGGAGATGATCTTTAATGATGCTAAGAGAATTGGATCTCTGAAAGAAGCTGTTCGCCAGCACACAGAAGACGGTGTACTTGCTCATTCCGTAACAGGACCGGATGATTACGGTGTGTCTAGAGGTGCAGCACCTACAGCTGCAAATGTAGATAAGTATGGTATGTATGATCCTGATATGCTGTTCCCGGAATACAAGAGCCTGGATCCGACTCCGCAGTGGATTAAGAGAGATACTGACTGGGTTGATGACTTTATGGCATCCGTTAAGCATACTCCGTTTGCCCGGATCAAAACACTGATGGCTGACATCACTGAAGATGATGCTCGTGCTCTGGGTTACATCAAAGGCAACCTCAAGAAAGAGGAGTTCTTCAGCCTGATCAAGAGAACGACTGATCCGCAGACTGTATACAAGAAACAGAAAATGGATCGCGATGATATTGTTGATATTACAGATTTCGATGTTGTTGCCTGGATCAAAGGCGAGATGAGAATCATGCTGAATGAAGAAATCGCTCGTGCTGCACTTCTTGGCGATGGTAGATCCGCTGCTTCTTCTGACAAGATTTCTGAATCTCATATCAGACCGATCGCTACAGACTCTGATCTGTTCTCTGTTAAGGTCCCGGTTACTGTTGGTCAGACCGATGATGCTACAGCTAAGAACTTCATTCGTGCTGCTATCAAAGCTCGTAAAGATTACAAAGGCTCTGGCAACCCGGTTCTGTACACAACTGATACCATGCTTGCAGACATTCTGCTGATCGAGGATGGTCTTGGACATCTGCTGTATGCAAACGAAGGACAGCTTATGACTGCTCTTCGTGTTCGCAAGATCGTCACTGTTCCGGTTATGGAAGGTGCTACTATTCCGATCACTGTTGAATCCACAACTTCCAACAAAGATCTGATGGGCATCATTGTGAATCCGCAGGACTACACTCTTGGCGCTGATAAGGGCGGAGCTGTAGCTATGTTCGATGACTTTGATATCGACTACAACCAGCAGAAATACCTGATCGAGACCAGAGTATCTGGTGCACTCGTGAAGGCTCATTCTGCTCTGGTTCTGTATAGGAACGCTGCCTGATCGAATTAATAATTAATCTTCAAAATGCGAGGAAATTGAATAATGAGTAAGTATTATGGAACTGTTGGCTATGCAGAACAGGTTGAGACTGCTCCTGACGTATGGCAAGAACAGATAACTGAAAAGAACTATCAGGGTGAAGCATTAAGGCTCACTAGAAGATGGCAGGGAACTGAGCATCTAAACGATAGTCTTGTCGTGAATAATCGAATTAGCATAGTCGCAGATCCATATGCTTACAAGAATTTCCATTTGATTAGATATTGCACTTGGATGGGAGTGAAATGGAAAGTTACAAATGTTGAAGTAGCTTACCCAAGACTCCTTCTTGACTTGGGAGGTGTCTATAATGAGCAGAATGGATCTCAGTGAAAAGTTTCATGAGATTTGTAACAACGTTTATTATCAGCCACCTTCTGGGCATCAATTAAAGTATCCGTGTATTATTTATGAACGCAGAACTGGAGACACATTTTATGCAGACAATTTACCGTATGTGTTTCATATGTGCTATACGGTAACAGTAATAGACCCTGATCCTGACAGTGAGATTCCTCTTGAAGTGGCAATGCTTCCTTTTTGTAAGATGGACAGATGTTTTACTACTGACAACTTGAATCACACTGTTTTTATTATGTATGATGACTAATTTTAGGAGGAAACAATATGCCTGATTATGCTCCGCTTACCTGGGATGACACAGGAAAGAAAATTTTTGAAACTGGTACTAAGAATGGCGTTCTGTATGTAATGGACTCTAATGGACAGTACGGTGCAGGCGTTGCCTGGAATGGTCTTACTGCTGTTACAGAGTCCAACTCTGGCGCAGAAGAGACTGCTCTGTGGGCAGACGACATTAAATATGCGTCTATGAGATCCGCTGAAGAGTTTGGTGCGACAATTGAGGCTTATCAGTGCCCGAAAGAGTTCTACGTGTGTGATGGCTCTGCTGAACTTGGAACAGGTGTTACGATCAACCAGCAGGACAGAAGATCATTTGGATTCAGTTATGTAACTACGATCGGTAATGACGTATCCGGTACTGGCTATGGATACAAGATTCATCTGATTTATGGCTGCTCTGCGTCTCCGTCTGAAAGAGCTTACCAGACGATTAATGACAGCCCGGATGCTATTACACTTTCTTGGGAAGTTACAACTACGCCGGTTAATGTAACTGGACATAAGCCGACTGCTCATCTTATTATTGATTCTACACTTGTCCCGGAGGCTAAGCTTACAAAGATTAAGAAGCAGCTGTATGGATCCAATGATAACGCACCGACGCTCCTTCTTCCGGATGGCATTAAGGACATTCTGGATGAGAATCCGTGATAAAGCTTAGCTAAAATATAGGGGGTGCTATTTACGGCATCCCCTATTTTATGTTATAATCTTTCAAAATGACAGACTTTGGAGGGATTGCCATGAAGATTATAGACATAAAGTGTCCTAAGTGTGGCGGAGAGTTGCACATAGGAGAAGGTAGAAAAGATTGCTTCTGTGAGTATTGTGGATCACATTTATATTTTGATGACGAGAATAGAACATTCACTAGAATTATTAGAGATGAAGCAAAGCTTAAAGAATTAGAAATAGAGGAAGAAAACAGAAAGAAGAAAGAGATAAAGGATCTAAGAGCATCAAAGCATAGAAAAAGGCTTGCGTTATTATTTATTGTTTGGCTTACATTATTCATTCTGTTTTTCGTTGCTACAAGTTCTTTAAGCATTCCATATGCTGTTAGCAAAGTACTAATGGGCTTGCTTATTGCATCATTACTGTATTTAATAATATACGGATTTGTAGTTTTATGGCTATCGTCATCATGAAAGAACCTTAACCGGTTCTTTTTTTTTATTTGAGAAAGGAGAATCTAAGGAACATGATTAAAGAGACAATTACATATCTTGGATATGACGGAAAAGAAAAAACTGGTGATTTCTATTTTAACTTGACTAGAGGCGAGATTGCAGAGCTGCATTTGTCACTTCCTGGTGGACTTGATGGCTTTCTGGAGCATATGAATGATTCTCCGGAAGCTGAAGACATCATTGAAGTATTTAAAAAGATCATTCTTAAGTCTTACGGGAAAAGAACAGCGACTAATGGATTCATTAAATCCAAAGAGATCTCTGAAGCTTTTGCGGCAACAGATGCTTATTCCGAACTTTTCCTTAAATTTATTGAGAATGAAGATGACTTTGTAAATAAATTCCTTGACGGAGCTATTGCTATCAAAGGCGGGTCTGTAAGAAAGATTTTGGAAGAATCCAAGAAGAATAACGATCTTACAGCTATGCCTCTCCAGACTGAAGACGTAGATAATAGCGATAGTCTGCCAAGCGATTTGTAATATTAGAGGTGCTGGAATGCCACTCAGAATAACTATACCTGCTAATGATGACTTGTGGGATGAAGAGCATGGTAAGTTTATATCGATGAAAGAACAAACTTTGATCTTAGAGCATTCCCTTATCTCATTATCTAAATGGGAAAGAAAAATTAAGAAGCCATTCCTCTCTAGTGAAGATAAAACTGCTGAGGAGTGGCTTTATTATGTTAAATGCATGACTCTTAATCAGGTGAATGAACTTGCGTATAGTTTTATAACGCCAGAGATCATGACAGAAATTTTAGAATACATTGAAGATCCTATGACTGCAACCACTTTCCACGATGCAAGTAATTCAAATGGTCGAAGGGAGATCGTTACTAGCGAAATTATTTATTACAACATGTTTTCTTTTGGCCTTCCTATAGAACTTGAAAAGTGGCATCTTAATACATTAATCGCTCTTATACGAGTGTTTTCGATTAAAGGTGGAAATACTAAGAAGATGTCCACATCTGAAGCAGCAGCATATCAGAGATCTATTAATGAAAGTAGGCTACGTAAGAATCATAGGAGGTGATTCGAATGCCATTAATAACAATCACGCAAAAAGGTGATTTTTCAAAGACATTTCGTTTTCTCCAAAAGATACGTGGCAATGCTATGTTCAAAAAATTAGATAAGTATGGAAAAATTGGAGTTGATGCTCTTAGAGAAGCAACTCCTAAAAGAACTGGAAAAACAGCTGAATCTTGGAGATATGAAATACATGTTTCTGAAGACTCTGCTGAAATAGTATGGACGAATGACAATCGCAATGGATATTTTAATGTAGCTGTAGGAATTCAGTACGGTCATGGTACTAGAACTGGCGGATATGTGCAGGGCATTGACTATATAAATCCTGCTATGCGTCCCGTATTTGAACAAATAGCAGATTCTATATGGTTTGAGGTGACATCAGCATGAGCAATATAGATGAAAGAATTGTTGAAATGAAATTCAACAACCATCTCTTTGAGAAAAACGCTCAGACGTCTATAAGCACACTTGAAAAATTAAAACAGGCTTTAAAGTTTGATGGGGTTGACAAGAACCTTGCAAATCTTGATAAGTCTGTAAATGCGATGGACTTTTCAAGATTATCTGCCGGTATCGATTCTTTAAATAAAAGATTCTCAACGATGGGCATTGTTGGCATGACTGTTATTCAGGACTTGACTCGTGCTGCTGAAAATATGGCTCAGAAAATGGCTACAGGATTATTCAATCAGATTAAGACTGGCGGCTGGGCAAGAGCAACGAATATCGATCAAGCCAAGTTTCAGCTTGAAGGCCTTGATGTTGCATGGAATAAGATAGTAGGAGACATTGAATACGGTGTAAATGATACTGCATACGGACTTGATTCAGCAGCTAAAGTAGCATCTCAGCTTGTAGCGTCTGGCATACAGATAGGCGATGACATGAAGGCCTCTCTTCGAGGCGTTTCAGGTGTTGCTGCTATGACTAACTCATCATATGATGAGATTGGTGCAATATTCACGACTGTCGCAGGCCAGGGCAAGCTTATGACTATGCAGCTTAGACAGTTGGAATCCAGAGGTCTTAACGTTGCTGCTAACTTAGGAAAAGCATCTGGTGAACTTGCTGGAAAAACAGAGTCTGAGATTCGTGACATGGTCACAAAAGGCAAAATCGATTTCTTAACATTTGCTAAAGCCATGGATGAAGTGTTTGGACCTCAGGCAAAGAAGGCAAATGAAACATTTGAAGGTTCACTTGCTAATATGAAATCAGCACTTTCTAGAATTGGAGCTGAATTTGCAACGCCAATTAGAAAAGGCATGATCCCAGTTTTTAATCAGTTGAGGGTAATCTTCAATGACATTAAAAAGATCAAAATGGGACAAGTTTTCAAAGATTTCGTAGACTTTGCTGATAAAGCATCTAATTTTGCAACATCTGCACTAAAGAATGTTGACTTATCGTGGCTTGACAATCTGATTGATAAGCTTCATGAAGCATATCTGTGGTTTGATACTCTTATGTCTGTAATTAATCCGATGTGGAAAAGGACAGCAGAAGTAGGAGAGGAGACAGTAGAGACTACCACTCAGAACGTTGAAGCGATGAAGAAAATTGAGGAGATCGCAGAAGAGGTTCGAAATGGCAAATGGGGTAGCGGCGATGCAAGAAAGAAGGCTCTTGAAGAAGCTGGCTATGTTTATGAAGCTGTTCAGAATAAAGTTAATGAATTAGAAGGCTCAACTTTCAGATACACATTAACTGAAGAACAATTAGCTAAAGCTGCCGAAACGACTGGTGAAGCTCAAGAGAAAACCATGACTGTCGAAGAACAGCGTCGTCAGGCTATGCAGAAGGCAGCCGAAGAACAGATAAAGCAGCAGGCTGAAATTGAAAAAGCAAATAGAAGAGCAGAGCAAAGACAGAAAGCTATCAATACTCTTCTTGAGCATTTGAAGCCTGTCGCCGATGGAGCAGCGTCTGCTTTTAATGTTGTTTCTAAGTCAGTCAAAGCTGTAGCTGAAGGTGCATTTGAGCCTATGATTAGGATAGGCACTTCAATCGGATCAATTTTCTTAGATATTGCAGCTGCAATCGGCAGAGTATTTACATCTATAGATGAAACACTAACTAGAACTGGCGGATACGAGAAAATTGAAAATGGAGTTAATACATTTTTAACTGGAATTGCTGATAAATTCGATAGCATAGCGGAAACGATAGAAGCGTTTACTAAGGTTGGCGGAAAAATAGATCAGTTTTTTCAATCGTTTAGTGGAAACGATTTCATCAAGAATTTCAATTTATCTAGTGATTCTGTTGAAGGTTTCATAGGAAAAGTCAGTGAATTACTAGGCATAATAGGCAGTGAATTAGCTGCAAACGGTGTTAAAGCTTTCGGAGGCATAGTTGATGTCTTAGCCGAAACGTTTCCAATGCTTAGTAAATTGTTGCCTGTTAGTATAGCCGTTATTAAGAATATTTTACTGTTTAAAGGCACTAAGGCATTAAGTTCAGTATTTGACACTTTATCTGGAGTACCTAAATATATAAACAGTATGACAAGAAACAATAATGCTGAAGCACTCTTGAAATTTGCAGCTGCTATTGGCGTATTGGCTCTAGCTTTTTATGGGCTAAGTACCCTTTCGTGGGAACAGGTAGGAAAAGGAGCAACAGCTATAGTCGCTATAACAGCTGCTCTTGGTGGTCTATTTTTGCTTGTATCGAAGTTAACAAGTTCGAAGGATGATGTGCTAGGCATAGGTACTTTTATTAATAGCATGGCTTCCAAAAATATTAGCGATTCAATTTTTACTATTGCTAAGTCATTTGGAATACTAGCTCTTGCTATGGGTGGATTGTCGCAATTATCGTGGGAGCAGATTGGAAAAGGCGCCGTTGCTATTTTTGCGATAACTGCCGCTTTAGGGGCATTAGTGGCTATCATATCTCATTTTAAAAAAGCACAAAATCTTATCAAAATTACGAACCCATTAGATGCCTTGACTGTAGGACTTAGTAATATAAGTGAAGGTGCCTCTAAATTTTTAAAAAAAGCTGGGACAGCAGCACTTATTACCGCCATAGGTATTGCCATACTGACTATTGGAAAAACGATAGTTTCTTTGTCGTCCATTAACTGGTCGGATGGTTTACGATCTTGTGCTTTTCTCGGAATAATAATAGCCGAACTTGGTGTGGCATTATTTGCTGTAAACAAACTTGGCGGCAACGTTAAGAATGTAGCTATTATTGGATCCTTGTTTGCTTTGTCTGAAGTAATTCAATCCTTAGCAGAAATACTTATTGAATTAAAAGACATTTCATGGTCTGAAGGACTTAGATCTGCAGCTTTTATTGGAATGCTATTGGCTGCTCTTACTGGATCTGTATTTATTTTGTCAAAAATAAGTGGCGACATAGAAGGCATATCTATAAGTGTGCTCATGTTTGCGTTAACACATATGACAAAGAGTCTAGCTGAGGTAATAAAAGGATTAACCACTATTTCATGGTCTGATGGATTACGCGGAGTAGGATTACTTGGCATACTACTCAGTGAATTAGTAGTCAGTGTTATAGCGATAAGAAAATTTGCTTCTGGCGGTAAAGCTGGAACGCTCGGAACTGCTCTGATTATGGGCGTTTTAGCATTAGTCGTTAAGTCGCTTTCTAAGACATTGGCGGATTTATCAGCTCTTAATTTCGATGCTGGAGTGAAAGGCTTAGTGCTGCTTGGCGTGCTTCTTGGCGAACTGTTCGTAATAGTGGCTGGCATTACAGAAGTAGCCAACAATGCAAAAACAGGAGCGGTTGGTACCTCCTTACTTATGGGAGTACTAGCA